TCCATTAGACGAAGTTGTTGATATTCCAGCTGTATCAGAAAGATTAGACGAAGAACCTAAATTCTAGGTGATTCGCAGTTGTTAAAAAAAACAATTTTGAGGTCAGTATTTGGCCTCAAAAAACTGTTTAAAAACAAAGACTTATATTACCCCTTGACTCTAGACAAAAAAGGTTGTATAATAAGTTATATTTAATGATGAGAGAAAGTGATAAATAATGAATTACGAATTGAATAAACTATATACATTTAAAATGAAAAATATTTCATTTGATAATGTTCCAATTGACCTTTTAATAAATTTATTTAAAGATGGAAGACACGCTTCACATATTTTAGAACTATGGGTAGAAACTAATTTTGCAAATATAACAAGAAAGAATGAGAAAGACCACGACTTCATTGACGATAATAGTAATTATATTGAAGCAAAAAACTTTACCAAAAATGGTGCAAAGATTATGCCTAGCAGAATGATAGGTGTTGGTAGAAAATATATTAAAGAAGAAGCTTACAAGGTTATTAATAGTAATATTTATGTAGTTACTGATATTAATGATATGCCTACTATAAGAATGAAATTTGTTAAGGGAACTGATTTATTAAAAAAGTATCCTAAAGCAGTAATACCTTTTAAACTAAGAAATGAGTTTTTTAATGAGTAGAATACTTATTCCCAAAAAAAATACACCAGATAAAGATATTGTGATGACTCCAGAAGAAACTGCAAAAGATATTATACAACATTTTTCACCTAAAGGCACAATATTAGACCCATGTAGAGGACAAGGTGCATTTTATAATAATTATCCAACTCATTGTGATAAAGACTATTGTGAGATATCAGAGGGAAAAGATTTCTTTGACTATAATAAAAAAGTTGATTGGATTATTACAAATCCGCCATGGAGTAAAATCAAAGAATTTTTAAAACATTCTGTGAAGATATCTGATGATATTGTATATTTAATTAGTATTAATCATTTTACTACTAAAGCACGATTAAGAATAATTTATGAAGAAAGTGGTTTTGGTATAACAGAAATATATTGTGTAAAAACTCCACCACACCCTTGGCCGCAAATGGGATTTCAAATTGCAGCTGTTCATATCTCTAAAGGATATAATGGAAATATTATATTTTCTGGAAATATAGGTCATTAAATAATAAAAAAAATTATTGTAGGGGTTGTAATCTAGGGTTACAATCCTTATATATAATAGGTGATGCCATTAAGGGTCACTAATACAATCTTGCTTTAAAAGGAGATAAACATGGTAAGCAAAACATATAATACACTTAGTCTATTCGACAATTTAAATCAACTAACACCATACAGCGTAGGTTTTGATAGACAGTTCAATCGTCTAAACGATTATGTCAAACATCAACAACAATCTACAGGCTTTCCACCTTACAATATTCAAAAAGTAGAAGACTTCAAATATACTATTGAATTGGCTCTTGCTGGATTCAGTAAAGAGGATATTGAATTAGAAGTTGCAGCTGGTGTACTTACAGTTCGTTCTGTAAAAGAAAGTTCTGAAGTAGATGACGAGTGGACACTACATAGAGGAATCTCTTATAGAAAGTTCAATCGTAAGTTTACTCTTGCTGATGATATTATTGTGAATGATGCTAAGTTAGAAAATGGTCTTTTGACAATTACTCTTGAACAGATTGTTCCAGAAGAAAAGAAACCAAGACTTATTGAAATAAAATAAAATAAAAGTGAAAGTGGGGTTGACAAAGCTCCACTTTCATGTCATAATAACTATATTAATTAAATTGTAAGGAGATTTATATTATGGGAATAAAAATATTTGACCTACCACCTAATGGTCTAAAAGATGGTGCAGTTGCAAACTTTAATTTAGAACAATCTATTTCAACACCAAATGAAGTTCTTTCCAGAAATGTTGAAGAATATGGATCAGAAACTAAAGTTGTTAAAGAAGGTGATACAGTTAAAGTTTATAACAAAGATGAATTAGGCGTTGTTGTTCGTGGAGAAGTTGTTACTGAACAAACTTCACCAGAAGACCCTCCAGTTAGAAAGTATGTGCAATATGATGCAGAAGATAGAATTGTATCTTCAGACCCAGAGGGTTCAGATGAATTTGCGGCTAATGTAGGTGCATCAGCACAAATAAAAGCATCAATGAAAACAATGTTAGCATTACATATGTTAAGAGTAGAACTTCCTATGGAAGTTATTGACGAAATTAATTCTCATATTGATGAAGATATTATTCCAAATAGTGAAGATGCAAGTGTCGGTTTAGTTGGACAAATTAATCAAAATGAAAAATCTGCACAACTTGTATTTGGTTTAACAGATGAAGTTGGAAAATTAGTTAAAAATCAGTTAGATAAAGCTGGTAAATCTTATGTTAAAAAAGGTTTCAATAGAGATGTAACTGCTGATGCATTTAATGCTTGGGTAGTAAATAGTTATTCTGGTGATTATAATCCATTACACAGTCATGGTGTTAAAACACAGGCTGGATTGTCTTGTATTCTATATCTTAAAGTTCCAGAACAAATTGAAAATATTCCAGACCCATCTGAAGAATCTATTTCTTTAAATAAGTCGAGTGGAGCTGTTGATGGATTTACATACTTTACTTGGGGTGATGGAGATAATCAAGATGTAAATAGGTTCAGGCCTGTTACAGAAGAATATGTAAAACCAGAAGTTGGAACTATGTTGATATTTCCAAATTGGTTAAGACACGCCGTTATGCCTTTCTATGGTGACGGAGAACGTAGGACTTTTTCTGCTAATATGAATATATTTGAAGATTCAATATTTGAAAATATGTCAGAAGAAGATAAGAATAGACACATTGAAATTATGAGGTAAAAGTGAAATACAAATATAATGAAGATACTGCTTTGGAAGAACTGAAGCAGTACATTGACTCCACTTATGAAGGACACTATAGTAAGGATAAATTCCAAGCTACAGAGTTCATCATAGATGGTGGTCATGGTGAAGGGTTTTGTATCGGTAACATACTAAAGTATGCACAACGATATGGAAAAAAGAATGGTAAGGATAGAAAAGACTTGCTAAAAGTGATACATTATGGTATAATAGCATTATACATTAACCAATTGGAGAAACAAGATAATGAAACTAAGTAACTACACAACTTCTGTATTGAAGAACTTTGCAACAATTAATCAAAATCTAGTGATTAAAGAAGGCAACACAATCGCAACTATGTCTGCAATGAAGAATATCGTTGCAAAGGCTGAAGTAGAAGAAACATTTCCACAAGAAATTGCAATCTATGATTTAAATGAATTTCTTGGAGCATTGTCTTTATTCACAAGTCCAGTTTTAGATTTCTCTGACAGTTTCGTAATGATTAGTGAAGAAACTAAACCTACAACTAAAATGAAGTATTTCTATTCTGATCCATCAGTTGTTACAAGTCCAAGTAAAATGATTACTATGCCTTCTGAAGAAGTTAAGTTTACTATGAGTAGTGAAGACTTATCTAAATTAAAACGTGCTGCTGGTGCGATTGGAGCTCCAGATATGGTTCTTGAAAGAAAAGGTGATATTTCTTCTCTTACTGTAAAAGACAAAAAGAATGACACAGCAAATAACTATTCTCTTGATGTTGCAACAAACGGAGATGGACAGTTTAATTTCTTTTTCAAAGTAGAAAATATGAAACTACTTGATGGAACTTATGATGTAGAAATCTCATCTAAAAATATCAGTCACTATAAGAATAAAAGTTCTGATATAGAGTATTGGATTGCACTTGAGCCTGAATCATCTTACACAGTTTAAGTTGAAAGGATTATATTATGGAAACTTTTTTGTGGGTCGAGAAATATCGACCAACCAAGATTAATGATTGTATCTTACCAGATGAACTGAAAAAGACTTTCGGTTTGTTTGTGCAAGATAAACACATACCAAATCTAATATTGTCTGGAGGGCCAGGTGTGGGTAAGACCACAGTTGCAAAGGCAATGTTAGATGAAATTGGTGCAACTTATATGATGATAAATGGTTCTGAAGAATCTGGTATAGATGTACTTAGAACTAAAATCAAAAACTTTGCATCAACTGTTTCACTTGAGGGTGGTAGAAAATACCTAATCATAGATGAGGCAGACTATCTTAATGCACAATCAACACAACCAGCACTTCGTGGGTTCATGGAAGAATTTCACAAGAACTGTGGATTTATTCTTACTTGTAATTACAAGAACAGATTGATCCCACCATTACATTCCAGATGTAGTGTTGTTGATTTCATTATACCAAATGAACAGAAACCAAAACTTGCATCTAAATTTTTTACAAGGGTTGGAGATATTCTAAATAGTGAGAACGTAAAGTTTGAACCTAAGGCTGTTGCAGAACTTATGAACAAGTTCTTTCCAGATTGGAGAAGGGTTCTCAATGAACTACAAAGATACTCTGCATCTGGTATAATAGATGCTGGTGTTCTTGTGAATATATCGGAGTCAAATATCAATGAACTTATGCAATCAATTAAAGACAAAGAGTTTACCAATGTTAGAAAATGGATTGTGCAGAACCTTGATAATGATGCAGTTCGTATTTTTCGCCGTATTTACGATTCCCTTTATGATAATCTGGATGGTTCTACTATCCCCCA